GGGTCACGTCGTTCCATCGTTCGTTGCCGGCGAGCGGACCGCCGCCGTACACACCGGAGCCGTACGTGCCTTCGCCGTATGTGCGCGAGTTGGCGTTGTCGTTGAACCATGAGTCGATGACGATCCACCAGCCGGTGTCACCGAACGGGCAGCCGGTGTACGGGTACGGGGGCTGCTGCCACGGCGGCAGTGACGCGTCCCACAGATGGAACGCGACGTCGGTGTAGGTCCAGTCACCGCGCGGGTTGAACCCGTAGGTGCCGGCGCCGTAGGTCCAGTCGCCGTACAGGCGTTGCCGGGCGACGGCGAACAGCAGGTCGCCGGGCTTCACCTGCTGACCGTCGACGGTGCCGGTACCGGTCGACAGCCACGACATGCCCGGCTGGTACAGGGTCGCCGGGGCCGGCGGTTGCGGCCAAGTGACCGGGTCGGCCGCGTTGTACGTCGCGGGGTCGTATGTCCCGACGACGGGCACCGGTCACCGACCGTTGATCCGTGCGTGGCGGGCCGACGTCGCGCGCAACTGCCGGCCGGTCACCGCCGCGGCGAGGTAGTTATTCGTGATCGACGTCGAACCGGGCGTGACGGTCACGTTGGCGCCGGCCGCGGCCTTCTTCAGCGCGGCGCCGATGTCGGACACCTTGACGGTCGCGGTGATCTGCACCGGGTTGCGGCGCGACCAGGCTTCGGCGTCGGCCTTCGCGCCGGCAAGGTCGCCGTCCTCGATCTTCTTCAGCGCCGCGTTGACTTCGACCGGGGTCGCCTTCGACGTCCTGCCGAGCTCGATGATGTCCTGTTTCGCCGAGTTCACCGCCGATTGGTAGTTCCGCATTGATCGTTCGGCTTCGCGTTGCTTCGCGGTCGCGTCGTCGGCGCCGGCGGCGCGGGCCTTGTCGGCTTCCTGCTGGGCGGTTATCGCGTCCTGGCCAGCGGTGGTGACGTCGTCGAGCTGGTCGGCGAGGTCGATGAGCGACTGGTCGTTGGAGATGGTGTCGGACAGGTGCGAGTAGGCGCTGTCCGCGGCCTTGGTGCTGTCGGTGAGCTCGTCGAGCGCGCCGGCCATCTTGTCGGCGTTGTCCTTCGCCTGTTTCTGCGCGGTCTTGAGCCGGTCGATCTGGTCTTTGAGCTGACTCACCTGTTTCTCGGTGGTGCCGGCCGACGCGCCGAAGAACTTCGTGGACACTTCGGCGGCGGTCTGCGAGTCGTTGAGGTTCTTCGCCGAGGTCGTCATCGCGTTCATCACGTCGAGCAGCACTTCGCCGTCGACGCCGGCGGCGGTCTGCGCCGCGGCCCAGTCCTTGACGCGGGCTTTGCCGTCGTCCATGTGCTCGGCGAGGTCGGCGACGAGCTCGGCGTACTGGGAGACGTTCAGTCCCATCGCCGCGACGGACGCGGTGACGTCCCTGGTCGCGTCGGAGAACGGGTTGCCGATGTTCGCGAGGTTCGGCGTTTCGATCTTGCCGGCGTCGTCCAGGTGCTTTATCAGGGCGACGATCGCGGAGTCGCCGTCGCGGATCGCGTCGGAGAACGACTTGACCTGGTCGGCGTTGAACGCCTTCCGGGCTTCGATCTTCGCCATCGCCTGCTGTATCTCCCACATGGCGACGGCGACCCCACCGAGCTGTAGCCCGGCGGTCGCGAGGTCTTTGAACGCGACTTCGCCGGCGCCGATGCCTTCGGTGAGCTGACCGACGGCTTCGCCGAGCGGGCCGATCCCGGTGGTCGTCGCGGCGAAGTCGCCGACGGCGTTGCCGGCCATCGAATGGACGGCGTCCTGCGCCTTGCCGGCTTCCTCGCCGACGTCGTGGAGCCGGGCCGCGGCCTTGCCTTGCACGTCGGGGTCGATCGACGTGTCGGCGATGTCCTTCATCTGTGCTTCGAGCTGGTCGAGCTGACCGGACACTTCGGCGTACCGCTCGAACGTGACGTCGACCGTCGGGTCGTCCGCGTCGATGGTCGCCAGGTCGGTCGCCAGGTCGGCGAGCTCGGACTTCGCCGCGCCGGCGCGCAGGGCGAGCACGACGATCTTGTCGGCGTCGGTCAGCTTCGCCATCTGGTCGTCGAACCCGTCGATCGCGTGCGTCGCGGCCTTCGTGTCGGCGGTGACGTCGACGGTCGGGTCGAGCTCTTCGACCTTCTCCGCGGCGTCGGCGACCTTGTCGAGCTCCTTTGACGCCTTGTCTTTGGCGACGATGTCGAAGTTGACTTCGCGGGCCATCAGGTCACCACCTGGCGATGAGCTCGTCGACGGTGTCGGAGAACACCGCAGGGACGATCTGCTCGGCGCGGGCCACGACCTTGTTCCACGCGCCCCGGCCGGAGCCGCCCGGATGGGTGACGGTCATCTTGCGGAGCTTGCCGCGCTTGCGCCGGCGGATCTGGTGCGCCGCGGTCCCGTCGGTTGCCCACACCCATGGGCCGACCGGGATGCCTTGGATGCGCCACACCTTGACGCCTTCGCCCTTGCCGGGGAACTGGCGGTCGACGGCGCGTAGCTTCACCCCGCGCTTGGACGCGTTCGTCATCGTTCCCCCGATGCTGGCCGCGTCCTTCTTGATCGCCTTGACGGTCGGCAGGATCGCCTTGTCCGGGACGTCGCGGAGCTGACCGGCGAGGTCGCGCAACGCGACCGACCCCGCGGCCACGGTCAGGCCGCGACGGTGTCAGCGTCGGCGTCGAGCGGGACGACGGGCGGGGGGACGGTGACGGTCGCGGTGCCCTGCACCTGGAACGACACCGGGCCGGCGATCGACGGGACACCCATGTCACCGCCGAGGGCGACGGGGACGAGCTCCACCTGGCCGGTCACCGTCAGGTCCGGGTTTGCGCCGACCGGCTGGTACTTGAACCATTTGATGGCGCCGGCGTTCACCCGGCAGTAGTTCGCCAGGCCGCCACCGTCGGCCAGCCAGTCCTGAATCCAGGTCAGGTCCAGCGTCTCCGGGACGGGGAGGTTGAGCGACTGTGTCTCGCCCTGGCAGCCGGTCGCGGCGAGGGTCGTGAACGCCGGCTGCGGGGTGATCGTCGCGTTCTGGACCTGGCACTTGTAGTCCGGGCCGGTGGTCAGCCCGGTTTCGTCGTCGGCGAAGACGAGCGTGATGTCGTTGGGCTTGAGCACGTTCACGGGCATGACGTGGGTCCTTTCAGCAGACCGGCAGTTCGCCGGTGACGGTGACGGTGTAGGCGGGTTGCGGCGGGTCGCCGTAGGTGCCGGTGTCGCCGGCGGCGGTACACGGCGCCAAGGCGTTCACGACGGAGCTGCCGGCGCCGAGCAGCCAGGACATCGCTTCGGCATTGCCGGGTGGCGGGTGAATGCACACGATCTGGAACTCGACGTCGACGGTCGGGCCGGCGATCACCTGGAACGGCAGACGGGCGCCGGCGACGATGACCGTCGGGGCGAGCGCGCCCGGATCGCCCGACGCGACGACACCGGCCGCGTTGAGCCGGCCGATCACCGCCTGGCGGGCGCCGTCGAGGTCGAGGTCGATCATCGGCGCGCCCGACGGCGGATGAACGGGGACACGTACGGGTCGACGGGTGGCAGGTCGACGGCGGCGCGGCCGATGCCGAGGAGCCGTTTGATCTGGCCCATCGCGCCGACGACGACCGGGCCGGCGGCGAGCTCGTCGAACGACGTGAAGCTCTCGGCGCTGGCCCGTTCGCGGTACAGGGCGACGGCGTACAGGACGGTCCCGGACTTCACCGCGGCGTCTGGCGCCGTGTCGGGGTCGTCGAGGTAGCCGGCCTGGCGCCGTTTGCGTTGCGCCCAGTCGTCCGCGGCCGGGGTGACCTGGTCGAGCCAGGCGACGTCGACCGGGCCGGAGCCGAGCGCGACGGTGACGTCGTCGGGCGTGATCCAGGCCACCCGCGCCCTACTTCTTCGCTGCGTTCGACGTGCGGGCGCCGGCGGCGGTGACGACGCCGGTGAGCTTGGCGAACGCGCCCGGGTACTCGACGGCGAGCGCGGCGTAGAAGTACACGCCGATGTCCATGCCGAGCAGGGACACGTCGACCACGCGGACGTTCGCCGACGTGTCCGGTCCGCCATAGTTGGCGGCGGCGTTCGATGCGCCGAGCAGCATCGTCCCGGCGGGCAGGTTGCGGTCCGTGAAGATGTTCAGACCGCCCGCGCTGGTCGACGGGTCGAACGTGCCGAGGTTGATCCCGGCATCCCAGAACGCCGGGCCGTCCAGGCCGGTGACACCGATCATGGACACGGCGATGTCGCCGGACATCGCGAGGAACATCGGGCCGGGCGGCGTCGCGTCCCAGTCGAGCGCGGCGAACAAGGCCTGGACGTTGTCGACGAACGATGTCCCCGGGGTGCCGGCGGCAGCGACGGCGAGCAGCCGGTTCGCGACGTAGGTGTCGTACTTGATCCCGGCGTCGATCGCCGCGGCCCGGATGTAGGCGTCGATGAACGACGGGTCGGAGCGGTCCATCGTCTGGAACGAGATGTCGTTGCCCTGCGCCCACGTCAGGATGTCGTCGCCCTGGACGGTCGCCTGTACCGGGCCGGAGGCGATCGCGGTTTTCTCGCCGACCTGCTGGGCGTAGGCGTCGGGCGGCGCCGACCAGACCGGGTACTCGATGCGCATCCCGGACGCGGGGAGCGGGCGCTGCTGGATCGCACGGACGAGCGGCATGCCCGGGTCGATCAGGCCGACGATGTCGGTGCGGAACGCCGGGCGCACGAAGCCGGGCACGTCGGACGACAGCACGTTCATGAACGCGGCCTGGATGCGCGAATCGATCTGCGAGCCGCGCAGCCCGCGCTTCTTCCCCGCGGAGATGAGCTGCGCCACACCGTGGATGCCGAGGTCGACGGGTCGGGCCCGGTTGGCACCGGCGCGCAGCGGCACACCGGGCGCGCGGGCCGGGACGGGCCGGCCGGCCTGGATCGTCGGGGTGTCGTCGTCGTCGGGCTGCTCGCCGTCGGGCTCGTCGCCTTCGGGCGGGCCGAGCTCGAGCTCGAGCTCGGTGTCGTCGAGCAGTTGGTCGGGCATGGTCGCCCCTTCCGGGTTGGTTGTGGGTGGGGATGCGGTGACCGCGGAGACGTTGGCGCCGGCGAACGCTCCGGCGGTGAGCAACGACAGCTCGTTCCAGGTGCCGGCGTAGACGTGCATCGTCCCGTCGGGGTCGTACCGGAAGTCGGTCGGGTCGACACCGACGGAGAACATGCCGAGCACACCGTCCGCGGCGAGGATCAGGGCTTCGTCGCCGTCACGGACACGGGAGATGCGCGCCGTTGCGGTCAGGGCCTGGCCGTTGTCGGCGGCGTCGACGACCATGCCGAGCGGGCGGGTCGGGTCGTGGTCGCGGTACAGGTGCGGGCGGGCGCCGGCGTCGAGCGAGCCGGGATGGAACACGACGGGGGTGCCGTCGGACACGACTCCGCGGACGTTCCACGGGACGGCGGTGCCGGCGACGGTGCGCGCGCCCGGGTCGGAACTGGCGGCGGTGACCGTCGGGGTGGTGAACGTGGCGCGGATCACGGCGTGGCCGGGTTCGTCGGGGTCGTGTCGACGAGCTGGATGTCGTTCGGTGCGGGCGCGGCGTCGGTGAACGGGGAGCGGAGCCACGCGTTCGTGTCCAGGCGGATCGCGACGGTCGCCGGGGTGACGTTCGGCCCTGACAGGGTCTGTTCGATGCAGCCGATGTACGGGAGGCAGCCGAAGTCGATCAGGTCACCGCGGGCCTGCTGGCCGTTCTGGTAGGTCATCCCGGTGCCGGCGGGGGCGCCGACCAGGTACGGGGGGACGTTCGCCAGGCGGGCGAGCTCGAGCGCTTGGTAGGTGCGGCCTTCGACCAGTTGCATCGCCGAGGCGTCGACGGCGGTCGGCACGTACTTGAGGTACTTGTTCGTGGCTGCGGTGGTGTTCGCCCGGCGGGCGGCGGAGAACTGCTCGGCGATCGCCGTCAGCTCGTCGGCGGACATGTCCTCACCGCCCGGTTGTTCCTCGAGCACGCCGGCGGGGACTTCGGTGCCGGCGAACCGGTCGGCGGCGTCGTCCAGGGCGACGGCGATCGACAGGGCGCGGTGACCGTTGGCCAGCAGGCCTTCGATGGGGGACAGGAACTCGATGATGTCGCGCGGGTCGACGTCGGCGCCGTTGATCGTGGTGCGGCCTTCGTCGGACACGTCGAGCTCGCCGGGGCAGAGGCGGCGGAACGAGCGCGGGTAGTCGTTCGGGGTGGCGTACCGGTCGGTGACGAGCCAGTGCGCGACCCCGTAGAAGAACAGGTCGTCCGTCGTCCACGAGAGGATCCATTGGCGGGTGCGGTCCGGGTCGGGTCGGGTCGTCCAGGTCGGTGCCGGGCGGCGCTGCTCGCCGGACGGGTCGCCGGCCAGGTCGACGGTCCAGGCGGTGAACGGCAGGGCGCCGACCGCGCCACAGATCAGGTCACGGGACCGGGAGATGGTCGGCAGGGACATCGCCGCGTCGCGGTCCCACCAGGGGAACGCGGCTGCGCCCTGCCATTCGATCGGGGCCAGGCCGGGGCCGCGGCCGAACATCGGCGGCGAGCTGGTCATCGTCGGACGGGCGAGGGCGACACGGCCGGCGGCGGCGGTGACGGTGGGGCGCGGCGCTTCGGGTGGTCCGATGAACCAGTCGAGTAGCCCCATCGGGTGACAGTTGGGCGTGGATTACGCGCCCGACGCAAGGCAGGGGCGCTGTACGTCTCTCAGAGACGTACACGACCCGTGGATGACCTACGGCCCATCCCGGGCGTCGATCGGCCTGGAGACGGCGACGTGGCCGGAGCCGAGACCATGACGGCGCGGCCGGCCGGGCGTCGGGTGATCGCGGCCCACGCGGCGATCGTCGCGGCGACGAGCGGGGAGATGTCCACGTTTGACCGGTTCCGGGACCACAACCAGGCGTCGCCGAGCGGTCTGCGGGCTGCGCCGAGCACGGCGTCGTCGAGCACACGTTGCGACCGGTGGGCGAGGGTGCCGGTCGCCAGGCGGTCGACGAACGTGCCGCACGCCTTCGCATGGTCGCCGACACCGACCGGTTCGACGGTGACGTGCGCCCGCTCGAGCTCGGCGACGATCGAAGCGGCGACCAGGCTGTCGGCGAAGATCGGCACACCGCGGTGGACGCGTTTCAGGTCACGGACGGCGCCGGCGACCCAGCCGAGCCCGGGCCGGTGAGCGACGACGTCGACCAGGGCGACACCGTCGACCACGGCGGCGGCGACGATCGCCGCGGCCGACCGGTCAGCGGCGACGTCCAATGCATACACGGCGGGGGTGACAGAGAGCTCGGGGCGCGCCGCGGTTGCCCATTGCTCGAGCTCGACGGCGCCGGCGGCGCGCATCTTCGACGGGCGCGGCCACACGTTGAGGTAGGCGCGCTCGAACGCGGCGTCGGACTCGCGGGTCGTCCAGTCGTATTCGAGCGATTCGAACGCGACGCCGTAGGTCGGGTGCGAGCGGGCCCACACCGCGGGGGAGGCGGGGTCGTAGTCGGGTGCGGTCGGGTCGGCGCCGTAGTCGAAGAACGCGACCCGCGGGGCGCCGAGCTCGGCGAGCGTCAGGTAGTTGTCCCACCAGGTCGAGGCGATCGTGCCCCCCGCGGAGACGATCCACAGTTGCCGCCACGGGCGGGTGAGCTGCGCCGGCCGGATGCCGGACTCGACACCTTCGCCGCGTTCGACGTCGAAGTGCCAGGCCTCGTCGACGGTGGCCACGTCGGCGTTCGTCGAGTGGAGCGCGTCGGCGGTCGGTGCGAAGAGCTGTAGCCGGGACGAGCCGTACCGCTTGTGGACGCCTTCGGAGCCCTGCGACTTGCGGGTCCGGTACAGGTTCGACGGGAGATGGTCGATCATCGGTAGCCACTCGTCGCGGAACAGCTTCGCGGCCACCTCGCGGCGGTGCGCCGTGTACCACCCGCGCATGTCGCGCTCGAGGTCGAGCGCGGCGAGGTTGTGCGCCAGGTTCAGCGTCGTCTTGCCAGCGCGGCGGGGGACCGACAGGACGACGAGCTGGTAGTGGAAGCCGGGCCGTCCGTCGTCGCGCAGCTCGCCGGCTACATCGGCGACGTCCCACTGCCAGGCGAACGGTGGCCCGCGGCGCAGACGGGCGAGATGGGCGACGGTGCGGTCACCGATCGTCTGCCGGTCGGTGTTGCGCGGCGTCGCGTACCGCGGCGCGTAGCGCGTCGAGCTCGACGTCGACACCGTCACCACCGATCGCCTCCCCGCGCAACTGCATGAGCACCGGGACGAGCTTGCCGACCAGGGCGCCGACGGTGAACCGGGAGCCGTCCGGGTCGATGTGCTCGGCGTCGCCGGCGTCGGCGAGCGTCCGGGCCGCGGCGATCAGCCCGGCGTCGACCTTCTCGATCGAACCGACGGCGCGCTGCGCCTTGAGCTGATCTTCGACACCGCGGCGGAGCCTGGCGATCGGCTTGTCCTTCGCCCCCCGGATTCCCGGGAGCTCCTGTTGCGCGGGCTCGGGGCGTCTCGGCACGGATCACCGGATCACGGCGTGATTACAGGCGGATGGGCTGCGGCCGGCCCGGGAGAGAGACAAACGACTGCGGCGGGGTCCAACGTCGACCCCGCGCCCAAGAACGGACGGCGACTCGCGGTCGCGTCGGCGCGGATGAAGCCGGAGCCGGGCGCGAGCGACGACGCGGCGCGGCGCCGGGTGCTGACCTGCTGACCACGGACACTGTTGCACCTGACGCAGCAGGCGACGAGGTTGCCGGGGTCGAGCCGGGCGCCACCTTCGGCGAGCGGACGTACGTGGTCGACGGTGGTGGCAGGCCTGGCGCACCACGCACACCGATGCCCGTCACGCTCGAGCACGACCAGGCGCACCTTGCGCCAGGCGCCGTCGTAGCCACGGTTGGCAGCGGACTGCTTCACCTGCGCTGCGCCCGGTACCTGCGGATGTACGCAGTCCACGGTCCGGGGTCGGCGTGGCGCAGCACCGTCGCCGGCCACCACTGCCCGCGCCCCGACGGCGTCGGGATGCCCCGTGCGTTGAGCGACCGGGCGATCGGTGTCGCCCCGTAGCCGGCGGCACGGAGCCTGGCAATCTCCGCGCGGGCTTCGATCGGCTTCGACCTGGACGACTTCGGTGTCCACCCGGTGAGGTACTCGTCCGGTAGCCGGAGCTGGTCGCCAGCCATGCCGACAACGCTACGCACCGGGTGGCACACGATCAGGTGACTGGCCAGCGGGGTGACGGCGCATCGACTCAGCACGCACGTCGGACGCATCGGCGCCGGGCAACGTGACCAGGCGCAGCGCCGGGCGCGTGTGGAACGCGAACTGGCACGTGTCGCATCGGAACCGGCCCGGGCGGGTAGGTCCATCGCACTTGATGCACCGGCGCAGATCGTTCACGTCTCTCGCTGCTGCTCGAGCCATAGGCCAATGCTCATCCCTTGACGAGTCCACGGCGGTGGGATTCCCGATTCGGGCGGCGGTCCCACGTCTGGCGAAGCCACGACGGGGACGACGTCAGCACTGACGTCCCTACATGGAACATTGACCGGGCACATCTGACCGGTAGGTCTGACCTGCGGCTTTGCCTCTGTCCGGTCACGTTTCGATTTTGCGAACCGGCAGCGGTACCGATTCGTCCGTCGACGGAACTGGCCAGTGATGTGATCGGGCCTGGCGCGGTGGCGCGTCACGTCGAGCAGGTCGAGCTCCTCGAGCTTCTTCGTCCACCGGTAGATCGTCGACACCGACACGCCGAGCTTCTTCGCCATGCGTTCCTGGCTCGGGTACGCGGCCAGGTTCCGAGCCCGGAACCTGGACAGGTACGTGGCGAGAGTCACCATCGTCGGGCGCCCGCGGCCCGCGACGTGCTTGACGTAGCGGTCCATCTCCGGTCCGCGGGCTTGCCTCACCTGACGCGCCTGACGCTGGCGGCGTTCTCATCGAGCATGGCGACGAGCTGGGCACCGATCCGGCCGAGCTCGTCGGCTTCGGCCCATGCACGGCGCGCCAGCGCGTTCCCCTGCGCCCGGTCGACCGCGGCCCGGGCCGCGTCGATCGTCACGACCTGGTCGAGCGTGAGGAACGGAAGGGCGAGCTGCTCGCCGCTCATGCCGGCGACTCGTCGACTTCAACGGAACTACACCCGAAGATGCTGCAATGCTGGGTGGGGTGCATCGCTCGGTGAGCGAGCAGCCCTAGGCGCAGTGACTCGGGGCTACCGATCGCCGGGCCTTCCAGCCAGTCGGTGACGCACTGGGCGAACAGGCCACGGCATGGCGGGTCGTGCGGGCAGGCGCTCACAACTGGGCCTCGTCGACTTCATCGGCAGTCCACTCGAAACTGATCTCGACGCGGCCAGCAGCGCCGAGTGCTCGGAGGTCGCGCACCAGGGCCACGAGCCCTTCCATCGTCGGCGCTGCGTCCATCAGCTGGCCGTCGATCGAGACGTACCGCAGCTCAGAGTCCCGGTCCATCAGGCCACCTGACCTGGTGCGGGTGAAGTGCATCGACAGTTCACGAGGCGCTCCCGACGGGGGCCATGTCCAGACTCCAACGAGAGTGTGCCCACTGGTCGACGTCGGGCACGAAGAACCGACGGCGCCCGCTGCGCCCGCCCTTGCCGACCTTCTGGCTCGGCAGCGGCGGGTTCTCCTTCATCCACTCGTAGATCGTCTTGCGCGTGACGCCGAACCGGGCGGCGATGCCGTCGGCGTCAGTCCACGGTGAGTCTGTTGCGAATTCCATAGCTGTAGTTTACGTAACCCTTCGCGATCGGTGTGTAACGTCCTGACCCACTATGGCACAGATTGACGGGCAGGTGGCGGACGAGTACCGGCAGTTCATGACCGGGATCGGCTACGCGCCGACGACGATCGGGGTACGGCTGCGGATCGCTCGTGAGTGGACGGCGGAGCATGACTGGGTAGACGGCGTGACGTTCCGCGACGTCGAGCGATGGCTACGGGACCGGCCGGTGGGCCGGCCGACGCAGCGAACGTTCCTGGTGGCGTTGCGGGCCTGGTACCGGTGGGCGTTGCGCGAGGGGTTGACGGCGCACGATCCGACCCACCTGGCGAACGGTCCGCGGCTCGACCGCCGTCTACCGCGGCCGGCGCGTGAGCTGGACATCTCGGCGGTGCTCGCCGGCGCCAAGCCGCAGATGGCGGCGATGGTCGCGGTGATGGCGTGCGCCGGGCTGCGGTGCTGCGAGGTCGCCCGGCTGCGGTGGGACGACGTCGACTTCGACAACGGGTCGATCTACGTGTTCGGCAAGGGGTCGAAGGAGCGCCGACTCTGGCCGGGCGCCGAGGTGATGGCGTTGCTTGCGGGGCTCGACGAATCAACCGATGCGGTCTTTCCTGGCCGGTTCGGCAAGCAGCGGTCGCCCGAGCTGGTGTCGCGGCTGGTCAGCCGGGCCTTCCGGCGGTGCGGGTCGACGGCGACGGCGCACCAGCTGCGCCACCGGTGCGCCACTCAGGTCCTCGAGGCGACGGACAACCTGATGATCGTGCGCGACCTGCTCGGGCACACGTCGGTGGCCACGACTCAGGTGTACGCGGCGCTGGTGCCGGCCAAGGTTCAGGCGGCATGCCGGGCGGTGCGCCTTCCCGATGTACACGCTTGCGGTGGAGTTTGTACATGCGGCGAGCTCGGGGACGCGGCGTGAGCCGGCAGCGTGGGATCGACTGGCGGATGATCTGGCTGAGTGTCGGGATCGTCGCCGGCACGGTGTTCCTGGCGCTGATGTACATGTACGCGAAGCGCGGTCACTTGCCGTCGTGGCCGTGGTCCTGACATCACCCGTCGTCCTTGCCGCGGAAGTACTCGACGACGATGGCGCCGACGCGCAGTACGGCCAGGGCGCCGAGCACGGCGCCGGCGACGAACGAGCCGACCGTCGACAGGGCGCCCCAGTCGACGTCGGCGACCATCATCCGCTCTTGCTGGTGAAGTCGTCCCAGATGGGCGGGGGCGCGGGGAGCGGGTCGCCGAACCGGGCGATCCACGGGCCGGTGTTGCCGTTGTCGATGCCGGTCACCTTGCCGTCGCCGTAGACGAGCGCGTGCCAGCCCTGGTCGGTGTGGCGGATCAGGAAGCTGTCCATGTCGAAGTCCTCCGGTGGTCGGGGTTCGGGGGTGGGCTGGTCGACGGTGGCGCGGAAGTCGTCCATGCGCCAGGTGTCGGCGCCGGTGGCGTAGCGCGGCGGGCCGGCGGGGTCGATCTTGCGGCCGGGTGCGTATTCGGCGTGGCCGTGGATGCGCCACGTCGGGATGCCGTACGCGGCGCACAGGGCGCGGCACAGCGTCTCGTAGGCGTCGAGCTGGGCGTCGGGCCAGCGTTCCCCGATGCCGTCGTTCGCGGCTTCGATCCCGATCGCCGAGGCGTTCATCGTGTCGTCGGCGATCGTGGCGCACGGGTCGATCCCTGAGCCGTTCGTGTTCGTCGCGCCACCGGCGCACACCCAGACGGTCCCGGCCCGGTTGAGGTACAGGTTCGTGAGCGGCGCGGCGTCGGCCTGGTAGGTCATGTACTCGACGTCGGGCCAGCCGTCCGAGCTCGGGCCTGACGCGGTGTGGTGCACCATGACGTGGTTCGGTAGGCCGGAGCTGTAGCCACCGGAGCCGCGGGCGATGTGCGGCCAGCCGTCGACTTCGATCACGTCGAGCCCGGCGGCGCGCAGCACGTCGGCGAGGTCGAGCAGGTAGCGGTCACCCATCGGCGTACTCGATGTCGTCGGCGACGTTGCGGATCAGGCGTGCCAGGTTCGAGCGGCGCACGGCGATGCGCCGGTCGTCGTCGCGGTAGGCGCCGGCGATCAGGGCCAGGACGCGCAGGCGTTCCGGGATCGGATCGCCCGCGTCGTAGCCGTCTTCCGGGTCGACGTCACCGATCACGAGGTGAGCCACTGGACCGCGGCCAGGATCATTTCGTCGGTGATCACGGTCGGGTCGCCGCCGGGGTCCGGGTTGTCGGCGGCGAGCGCTGAGGCGTACGCGGCTTCGATGTCGGACTTCGCGGCCACGTCCCACCGGTGGTTGTGCGCGGCGGTCTCGGGTGACGGCGGGGTTCCTTCTTGGGCGCAGGCGGCGGTGAGCCGGCCGAGGAACGACTGGTCGTTCGCGCATGCGTTGATCGTGCTGTAGCTCACGGGGTTCTCCTTATGGGGTGGCGAAGGTGGCGATTTCGACGATGTTCGTCGTCCAGTCCGCGATGGTCGTGACGTCACCGACCGGGGGGACGGTCAGGTACACCTCTACGACACCGGCGACGCCGGGCGACAGGTTCCATTGCGCGGTGAACGTCATCGCGGACTTTTCGACGGCGCGGTGCGGCGCGGCGGACCCGCCGACCGTTGTGCCGTTCACCCGGGCGGACACACCGAGGTTCCCGGCGCCGTCCGACGCGCAGCTGTAGGCGCAGCGGACACCGACCATGACCAGCGTCGGCCCGGACACGGCGGCGATCGTGCTTGAGCCGATCAGCACGTCTTGGTAGGCGCCACCACCGGAGATGTGGACCGACGAGAGGGCGACGGCCTGGTTGTGCGCGGCGAGGCGGTGCGTCTCGTTGATCACCCCAGTCAGGGTGCCGTCCATCGTCTGGACGTGGGCGACGGTGTCGTTCATCGCCTGGTTGACCTGGTTGTGATCGCCCGTGTGGGTGTCCTGCTGAGTGGTTGCGTTCGTCCGGTTGATCGGCAGCGCGGGCGGGGGCCAGGCCATGACGTTCTCCTACAGGGTGGGTGTGAGGGTGACGGTCCTCACGCTTGTTTCGATGCGGCCAGGGGTGATCGTTTCGACGTAGCCGACGACGGTGCCGTCGAGCGTCCACACGT